GATGTTACTAGTACCAAACCCTCTGAAGACATTCCTAAGCCTCCTCCTAAAGATGCTACTCCTGAAGAGAAATCTGCTTTCGTAGAGAAGCTCAAGAAGATCAAAGCAGAGAGAGATGCAACCTCTCCAATTCAACAAGCTGCCATCAGGAACAAAGAGACTGGTGAAGTTGAATTGATGGGACCTAAACACGACGAAGCTCGTAAGGCCGAGACTCTTGATACTCATGATCAAGGGTTTGTTGACGAACGTGGTAACTTCCTAGATCGTAAGGAAGCTTGGGATCGTGCTACCAAGACTGGTCAGTTACCCAAGGATGCTAAACCAGAGTTCATAAAAGAAGGTCTTCATAGTGGAGACTTTCGTAAGTATGGTGTCAAAGGTTGGGAAGTTACTCCCGAACAACCTGCTGGTGTTTCTAGTAACAGCCGTCCCGTTACTTTAGATGACAATGTTCCACCTAAGTATCTCTATCATGGCACTAGGGCAGAGCCAGAGATTGACGCAAAGGGAAATCTTGTCTTTAGGCCATCCAAAAACTATGGTGGTAAAACGGAGTCTGTGTCTTTTACGCACAACCAAGATGTTGCCAATGATTATGCAGCTTGGATTAAAGGTGCAGGGCCAGATGCCTTTGACTTCCAAGGTGCTAAAACTATCAAGGTGCATTCTGATGCGCTACCAGAAGGTATTAGTCGTGAGAGTGGTGAAGAGTGGGCGTTCAATACTGACAAACCAATAACTATTCCCAAGGGTAAGTTTGAAATTATAGATCATCCGTTATCCAAGACCACTGAAGGACTTGGGCACGATTACTTCTATGAGTGGGCAAAAGACGGCTATGGAGAACAAGCTGTTGAGCAGGCTTATGGGGAAGGCCGTATCTCGGAGCTTAGGAAAGCTTGGTTAGAAGAACAGGCTAGCTATGAAACCACTGGAGACAAAGCGCTCTCAGAAGAAGCACAGAAACATCTTGATGAGATCAATCGACTCAAAACTATTCGTGATGAACGAATTAACTTGACCTACAAAGAGCCTTCTGTTGAGTGGGACGGAAAACCCAAGGATAAGACTACTGCGACTAAAGAAGCTCCCAAGTCTCGTGAAGACTTCAAGAAGGCTATCCAAGACAAGGAAGAGCAGATTGTTAAGCTGGAAGAGTTGGCTGACAACACTCCCAATCCAGATGAAGCCAGTCGTTTTCAAGAACAAGCCAACAAGCTTCGTCAAGAGTATGACCAACTCCATAAGGATATACCACCAGTTCAGTTTAAGAACCCCGAGAAGCCTAACTGGGAAGAATTGCACGATCATCTATGGGGCGCTAAGACTGTTGGTGAAGCCTTTGATCGTATTGCTCAAGCTGGTATAGGTTCTAAAGGTCAGAAGCTGTTACTAGCTGCCCTCAATCGTTCTGAGTTCATTCGTAAGGCTTCTCTCAATCTCCACGACGATTTAATTTCTTATGTGGATAAGAATGGAGTAGAGCAGAAAGATGCTGCTGGTCTATATACAGGCAGTTCTCACAACCTTGATTTAGGTAAAAATGGCAACCTACAAGTATTCCTACATGAGTCTGTTCATGCTGGTACTCACGCTCTTATTGAGTCTGGTAAATCCAAAGCTGCTGTTGAGCTAAAAAGGCTTCTAGACTTCCATAAGGACAGTCTTGGTGTTGGTGCAGATGAAGCTGTTGCTAAGTTTCAAGCAGCTAATCCCAAAGCCACTGTCAAGGACATTGCGAACTATCGCAAGTATGTCGAGTACGGTATCACTAATGAGCATGAGTTCATTGCAGAAGCCTTTACCAACAAGGATTTCCAAGAGATATTGTCTAAACTTCCTGCTGATCCCAATCGCCCTGTCTCTAAGCTCCACAACTTATGGGAGTCCTTTAAGCAAGCTATTGCTGATGGGCTAGGTCTTAAGGATCGTACTGCTCTTGATGATGTCTTGGATACTGGTACTAAGCTTATTGAAGCTTCTCGTAAGAGAGATGTTACTAGTACCAAGGGTGCTGCTGTTCCCTCTACTGCCAAAGAAGATGCAAAGCAGAATCTTGCTTTCGAGAGGGAGTACAACGCTGCTAAGTCTCGTCTTATGGCTGAAAGACAAGCTGGGGATAAGGACAGGTACGAACGAGACATACAAAAGACCCAAGTACCTACCCACGAAGAAATCTTGGCTGCTATGGACAAGAGGGATACTCTTCCTTCTAGAGCTTTAGAGGAAGACACTACTCCTGAAGTAGCTAAAGCTGCTGAGAAGGTTGATGTACGTTCTATTCCTAACGAAGAAGAGTTCTACAAACACGCTACTGATGTCTATGAGAGGTACGGAGAAGCTGAAGCTCTGAAATTCTTTGAGGACTACAAGAAGAACCAAGCAGAGAGAACTATCCCTGTTCCCAAGGATGAGAGAGGTCTTGATGATGCTCTCCACAAGATTGATACCTTTCAAACTGCTGATAAGTCTGAGCACGTTACTGGATACAAAGAGAACACTGAAGCTGGTGTTACCGAACAAGAACGTGAACAAGCTTTCATGGCTCGTGAGATGGGACATGGAGATAAGGTTGGTGGTGTCTTAGGTGATACTCTCCGTAAACTAGACTCCGAAAACCTAGCTCTGGTTCGTAAAGCTAAAGGTATGGGACTAGATGTTGGTGATGAGTTCGTCACTGGTCAGTCTCGTATCCGTATCTATGGTGGTGTCAAGAGTAGCTGGAAGGACATGATTAAAGAGCTATTCGCTAACCGTATGCCCTTCTCGGAGAAGGTTGCAGACCAAGCGAATGCTGCTATGGAACGTAAGGTGTATCAACTTGAGGATGGTCGAGTTATTGAGATACACCGTCAACCAGAAGACAAGGTCCTTACCTACACAGATGAGTCTGGTAAGAAAGTTACTAGGAACATCAAGAAGGGTACTGAGTTTTTTGAATGGAGAGATGGTCAGAAGTCTCTCATAGGACACTCTGAGAACCTAGAGTTCAAGCGTGGGGATAAGGTTGCTATCAGGGGTGATGATGGTATTACCAGAGACTTGACTATGGTTGATGGTAAGGTGTATGACATCGAGAAGCACTCTCCTTACCGCTACCTACATGATGCTGAAGCTTCTGCTCGTCTAGCTAACATGGGTCTTCGTAAGATGGTTCGTGATGCAGAGCTTATGAACAACCTGATGAAGTCAGACTTGTTCGAGAGAGTTGGTCATGCTCCTACTAAAGACTTGAAGACCCTTCCACAAGGATGGAGAGTACCAGACAACATCGACAAGATTCCTCAACTAAGAGGATGGCACTTCGATCCTAAGACTGCTGCAATCATCGAAGACTTTGCTAAGGTCTGGGATAACACTATGTGGATGAAGTTAAGCAATCAGATTGTCAAGAACATGATGCTTAACCCTCTTCCCCATATGTTCAATGAAGTGATGCACTTGTATAACGCTCGTGGATTTACTGGTTGGGTTGACCCTCGTCAGTTAGGTACATTTGCTTCTACTGCTCGTCAAGCTTGGAGAGATGTTGGACAACAGACTCAGTTCTATCGAGACATCATGCGAGAAGGTGGCTCTGTCTTAGGTGCTGACCCTCGCAACAACTTGTTTGATACCATCGTTATGGATGCTGGTAAGAGGATGGTTGCTGACAAGGAAATGTCTAGAGGTATGGGACTCCTAGCTAAGAAGCTAGGTACTACTGTCGGTGATCTATACAACGGACTCTCTCGTAAGTCTCAGCAAGCCATGTGGTTTACTCGTGATGTGATGTATGTCCAGTACGTTCGAGAGATCATGGCTAGACAAGAGAAGGCTACTGGAACCAAGATGGAATTGAAGGATGCTATTGATATAGCAGAGAAGCATATGCCCAACTATCGTATGCCTTCAGAGGTGTTGGGTAGTCGTGGACTAGCCAAGGTTCTCAAGAACCCCAACATATCCATGTTCTCTCGTTACCACTATGGTATGGTGAAGTCTCTTGTGAACACCCTCAAGGATGTAAACCCCCAGAACCTAAAGACCCCAGAAGGCCGTAAACACTTTCAGGAAGGGGTAGACTCCATGTTGGCTATTGGAGTGGCTCTAGGAGTGTTATATCCTCTTATGGATACCTTGGCTCAGACTATGTTCGGGGAAGGTGCAGAACAACGTAGAGCAGGTCCCTACCACTTGATCCATGCTGGTGAACAAGTTGCTAAGGGTGAGAAGGATGTGAGTGCCCTCATCTGGCCTATCTTTACTTTCAATCCAATGCTTCTTTCTCTAGGCCAATTGGCATTCAACAAGAACATCTTTACTGGTAAGAAGATTTATCATCCCGAAGACCCTGTTAAGGATATAGTAAGTGATGTTGGAGCATATGGTATGAAGCAAGTACCACAAGCACCAGCAATTATGGGGGCAGTCCAAGAAGAGGGTGGAGAAGGTCAATTCATTGCCAAGCAGTTGGACATCAAGGTTAAGACTCCACAACAACGTGCTGCTGAGAGGACTGCTAGGAAGCGTGAAGCTGCTGCTGCCAAGGGTCGTGTGACTAAGCGTGAAAAGGGAACCTACAGGCCATGAACATTTTACTTATTGATGCCACTGGTGTCTCTTTGGACTTCGCTCTTCGTTGTAAAGCCTATGGACATACTGTACGGACATACATACGTCATAACAAAGATGGTTCTAGGTCTAGGATTGGTGATGGTGGATTGATAGAGCGTGTCCCAGATTGGGAGAAGCACATGAACTGGGCTGATCTTATCTTCTGTACGGATAACGTCTTCTACATCCACCAACTAGAACGCTATAGGGATAAAGGTTATCCTATCTTTGGGCCTAGCATTGACACTAATCGTTGGGAGCAGGATCGGCAACATGGTGCAGAGGTCTTTGAGAAGGCTGGCATCCCTGTTATCCCCTCTACAGAGTTCAAGAGCTACGACGAAGCCATAAGCTTTGTTATTAAGAACAACAAGCGCTATGTCTCTAAGCCTCTAGGTGATGGTGACAAGGCTCTTAGCTATGTCTCCAAGTCTCCTGCTGATATGGTGTTCATGTTGCAAAAGTGGAAGAAGAGCAATGCCTACAAAGGCTCATTCATTCTCCAAGAGTTCCACGGTGGCATTGAGATCGCTGTTGGTGGTTGGTTTGGTAAGTGTGGTTTCTCTAAGCACTTCTGTATCAACCATGAGTTCAAGAAGCTCCTAGCTGGTGATCTAGGTGTGTCTACTGGTGAAGAGGGAACCATTCTCTATTACACCGAAGACTCCTTGCTTGCTGATAAGGTTCTTAAACCATTGGAGGGGTATCTACATGGGCTTGGCTACACTGGTTATATTGATGTTAATTGCATTGTTGATCCTAGAGGAAATCCTTGGCCTCTAGAGTTCACTATGCGTCCGGGATGGCCCTTGTTTATGATACAACAGGCTCTTCATAAGGGTGATCCTGCTCAGTTCATGCTAGACCTTATTGACGGTAAAGATACCCTCAAAGTCTCTGACAAGATTGCTTGTGGTGTTGTCGTGACTATGCCTCCATATCCTCACGATAGAGGTACTCCTCAAGACGAACACTGTGGCTATCCCATGTTTGACTTGACGATGGATGATGTTATTAAGAACGTCCACCTAGCTGCTGTTATGTGTGGCTCTGCTCCTGCTATGGTTAATGGTAAGGTCAAGCTTAAGCACGAGCAATTTGTTACTGCTGGGAACTACGTCTGTATCGTTACTGGTGTTGGTGATACTGTTGAAGAAGCTAGGTGTGATTGCTATGATCGCATCAAGAAGAAGATCGACATCCCGAATAGCATTGGGTACAGAAATGACATTGGGTGTCGCTTAGAGAAACAACTCCCAGACCTAAAGAAACTCGGGTACTCCAACAAGAAGTATTGTTGATATATGGCTAAACTCACTGCTCCTATTCCCCGAGAGAAGATTGGAGAATCCTTCGTTTGGAGAGAGTGGTTTCAAAGACTAAGTGATAAGGTTGGGACTATGGCTGCTCAGGATGCTACTAGCGTAGATATTTCTGGCGGTGTTATTAATAACATCGACTGGCCTACCTTCAACCAAGACACTACTGGTACTGCTGGCAGTGTTGCTCACAGTGTAACCTTTAACAATAGTGGAACAGGTGCAGCATCTGGCACTGACTTTGATGGATCAGCTACTAGAACT